AGCGATTTGAGTTTCAACATCGCCGACAATCTGAACCGGCAAGTGACCGATCCGTTCGCCAAGAGCGTGGACGATTTCACCGCAGCGGTTTCGATATTTACGGGAGCCGTCGGCGGCGAGGACTTCGGCAGGATGCCCAGCGGAGGCCTGGGAGCGCAGTTCCGCAGGTATATCGTGAGTCCCGGCCAGCCCACGAGCGAGATCAGCGATGCGTTTCAAGCCGCCAGTATCAAGACCGGCGTGCCCGAATCCCTGCTACGCGCCGTAGGGCAAACCGAATCGAGCTTCAATCCGCAGGCGGTCTCAGGCAAAGGCGCAATGGGCATCATGCAGTTGATGCCGGATACGGCGGCGGGCCTTGGCGTCACGCAGCCATTCAACGCGCCGCAAAACATCATGGGCGGTGCCCAGTACATCAAAGAGTTGCTGGCCCGTTACGGCGGCAACCAATCCCTCGCCCTGGCGGCTTACAACATGGGTCCGACCGCTTTAGACCGTGCGCTTGTCGCTGGCAACGCCCTACCGCCATCGGTGCAACAGTACGTGTCGAAAGTGCAGCAACTGGCGCAGCAGCAACCCTCTGCGACGAGTTGGGGCCAGAAGCTCCGCGATTTCTTCGGCTATGGGTACGGACATAAGGGGGCCGCGCCCGCTCAGGAGCAACCGTTTTGGATGCCGACCTTCGGGGGCGGCGCGGCGGCGGCGGCACCCACATTCGAGCAATTGGCGACGCTTCCCGTCAGCTATCCGGCGATGCCGCTGCCCGAACTCCCGGCGACGACCCTCGACCAGCTTCAGAACCTGCCGCAGGCCGCGCACGGCGGGCCCTCGCAACTGGCCCAACTGCTGCGCCTAGGGATTCCCAGTTGGAAGTCGGCTTTGGGAATGGGCGGAACGCAGCAAGCGGGCGCGGGCGGCACGAAGCTGCCGTCGCCCGCAGAACTCGGCCAGTTCTTCGGCGTTTATGGCAAATACACTTCGGCGGGCAGCCTTTTGACCTCCCCGGCTGTAGGTTCAATCGCGATGATGGGCGGCATGGCGTTAGCCAGCAAGGGATTGCAGCAGCACAACGCACCCGCCACCACGATTGGCGGGGGACTGGCCGGGGCAGGCTATGGATTGACCAACCCGGCAGTCATGGAAATGGGTGGTCCTGGAATCCTCTCCACGGCGGCGATCGGCGCGGGGGCGGGCCTGTTCGCCAGCGGGTTCCAACGCGGCGGCGGCGCGGGCCTGGGTATGGATATCGGCGGCGGGGCGTTGGCCGGCGCGGGGATCGGTTTCCTGGTCGGCGGGCCGCTTGGGGCGGCGATCGGCGCGGGAATCGGCGCGGCGGCTGGAGCCATTACGGGCGTTGTCCGGCTGTTCGTGCACACGGAGCAGGAACGCATCCGCTCCACCATCAAGCAGGTTTACGGCATCGACATTTCGAACCGCCAGATCCTGACCCAGATTCAGCAGATCGTGGACCAGAAGTACGGCGGGAGCGTTTCGATCGGCGTCCGGTCGCAGGAAGTGCAGGACATGATTCGGCTCTATGCGCTCTCGACCGGGCAGGCCGCGAACCTGCCGCGGCCGATGTACGCCGCGACGGTCGCGCAGTCCACGCAGGGCTTGCAGCTTCAGCCGGTCTACCAGGGCGGCGTGCAGGTGCAGAATCCGTATGCCGGTCCCACGACCTACCAGTACCAGACGGCGGTCGCGACGGCGACCGGCCTGATGCCGGGCACGCGCGAGGGCGTGCCGGGAGCCAGCGGCATCATCAACCAGCAGTGGCAGCAGTTGACGCTGCAGACGATCCAGCAGAACCCTTCGGCAGTGGCCATGTCCAGCGCTGCCGCCGCTCGAGCAGGTGACAGCCGCCTGAGTACAACGGCGGCGATGCAGGAACCTTTGACGGCTCTAAGCTGATATGCCCGGTAATCTCACACCCGCGAATCCCACCGACGTGATGCCCGCGAAACTTTCGCGCGCCTTCCATCTGGAATTGCGCATGGAAACCGACCTGAACATGTATCCCGACGGCTCCAGCGACCGGAACCCTCTGGCGCAGAACGACCGGCACTATTTCACGCTGCAGCAGACGCTCTTGCCGGATGAGTGGCAGGCGATGCGGACCTTCTTCTACCAGCACCAGGGAGTGCCGTTCTATTTCTACAACCTGCGTGAGACTGTTCCGCCCTGGAGTTGGGATTCGACGGGGCAGGACCCGATTGGCCGCTACACCGTGGTCTTCGACGGGCAGTGGAGCGAAACCTACGGCCACGAGCGGGGCCAGATCGTGAGCGGGAATTTCAAAGGCTATGCAGCCAACGTGAGTTTGGCGCTGCGGGAGGTTGTGTAGTGGGACTTCTCATTTTGCCCCCGGAAGTGAGAGCGGGCGATTTGCTAGGCCCAATCGCTATTCCGACACCTCCCACGATCGCGGCGTTTCCGATCAAGCCCGACTGGGGAACCGGAGCCGACTACACGCCGCCGATCGCCACGCACACCTTCAGCCAGGCCGGATTGAAGACCGAGCAGCGGTTCCTGATGGCACCGTACGGGCCGCGCCGGTTCCGCTTCGCGAAAAACCATTTGTCCTGCACCGAGTACGACGACCTCAAAGGCCACTGGGAGCAGGCGCAGGGCGTCTATGCGCAGTTCCCGCTGAACATGTATGAACCCACCGGGGCGGTCAGTTACACCGTGCGCTATGAGAATCCGTCGCTGGCCTTCGATTACATGGTGTCGTTGCTCATGCAGGGACCGGGCATCACCTTCCTGGAGCAGCCGGAAACCACAGCCACCTACACCTCACGCAAGCGGCTGAACCGCTTCCCCGATTCGTCGCTCACGACGGCGTTGACCAGCGAGTTCCAGCAGATCATTCCGCTGATTACGATCACCTCCAAAGACGGCGCGACCAAGCTGTACTTGTCGAACCAGCGGTGCTCGATCGACGGCCAACTGTACCTGCCGCGCATGATCGAGTGGAGCGGCATCTCGCAGACCTTGGGCGAAAGCTCCGACGCCGGGAGCTTCAATTTCGGGAACGCCGACGGAGTCTGGACGCAGCTCGTCAATAAAGTCAATCTCTACGCGGCGACTCTGCAACTGACGCTCTACCACGTCCAGGACCAATCGCTGCTCGATCTGTGGTTCGGCTATCTGACGAACTGGGCCTTTGACACCTCGGGCAAATTCCAGGTCAACGTGGCCGATGGCTCCTTCTTCATGACCTTGCCCTACCCAAGCAGAAAGGTGCTGCGGACTTGCTGGAAGGTCTATCGAGGCCGTTGGTGTCCCGCCAGCGCCAGCAATGGCTTTCCCGATTGCCCCAAGGACTACGATTCGTGCGTGGCGCGCGGCGTGCCGCACAGCTTCGGCGGCGTGGTCTTCCCGCCACAGGCCGTCCGTATCAAGGACAATTCGACAGGGGTGTTTGGCTTTGGCCGATCCGGCATGACGAGCGTGAGCGTGGTGCAGGACACGGTGTACCAGCGCCCCCTGCAAGAAATCTTTACCGACGAGCAGATGCTCATCAACGCGGACGTGGCGGAAGGCCGCGACGAGAGCGACTTCTATGCGGCTCTCGGCATCGTGGGCGAAGGTCCGATTACGACCTACGACGGCAACCTGATTTACCACAAGCTCGACGGCCAGCCGCCGCATGATCGGCTGCACGACGGGGGCTTCCGCGCCTTTACCGGCACCGAGCCAGCCGGCCCTTACGACTTCGTTGGCATCAGCCAAGCGCCGTGGGGCAATCCCGACGGCACGCCCTACATTCCCCCCGGTTCCACGTTCGCGGGAGGCCTGGCGCTCTGCGAACTGCGTCGCACCGACGCGAAAGGCCTCCAGCTTTCGGCGGTGTCCGACCACGCAATGGTCGTGAGCGTTACCGGAGGCCTCGGCGGCTGGGCCTGGGGGTCCGGTCCCGGCGATCGCTACTGGATACCAACGCTCCACAACACCGTCTGGGTCGCGATCAACGTTTACCTGCGCGCTCTCGGCCTGCGCGTCGATCCGAGCAACCAGGACGCAGTGACGCCCGCTGAAATGGAGCAGTACTTCGACGTGAACCAAGCGATCGCGATGGCGGCGATCTGTGACACCACCGTACCGAAGCTGATCGGCGCGGGCACGGAACTTCAATTCCCATTCCGCGGAGTGCTCAAGGAACAGAAGCCGGTGCGCGACTGGCTGCGCGAGATCATCAACGGCTGCGGCGGCAATCTCGTGTTTAGCAACGGCAAGCTCTGGCCCATCGTGCGGGTGAACTCCAGCGTGCTGGCGGGCAATGCGTTTACCGAAGCGACCATTTTGTTTCGGAGTCTGGCGGTGTCGCCGCTTCAGCCGCAGTTCAATTGGCTGGTGGGAAATTTCGGCGACGAGGAGTACGGCTGGCAATTGAACAACTGCACGGTCTACGACATCGACCACGCCAGCTTCCTCGGGACTGCCGAATCGCCGCAGTATCTGGTGCAGACGATCAACTACACCGGGGTGTCGAACCTGAGCCAGTGCGCGCGGCTACTCACCACGCGACTGCGCGAAGAGATCGGCGGGCTCAAGAGCGGCAGCGGGCCGCACGGCACCGATACCGGGATCGACGAGCAAGCGAACGCGCGCAATTTCCAATTCAAGACCACGGTGCTGGCTCTCGGCACGCAGGTGGGCGATATCGTTTCGCTCACCCATTCGGCGCTGCCCTATGGCGGTTACGCCGAAGGCCGGGTGAGCCGCTGGGCCTTCAATCCCGACTTCTCGATTGATATCCAGGCAAGCTCCACGACCGACGACATTTACGACCTGGTCGTGGGTCCGAAGCCGGTGGATGTGATGCCGCCGCCGCCGCCGCCCGAGCTTCTCGCCTCACCCACGGGCCTCGCCTGGATGCCGAACGAGATCGGGCCGTCAGCCGGCGATCCGGTCTATCAGCCGTGGGAGCGGACCTTCGATCTGTGGCAGGAGTATGAGATCACGACCGACGGCACGTGGCAGCCGACCGTCTGGGTCAAAGGCCAGATGACCGTGAATCAATTCTCGGGCAGCACGCAGCCGCGCATCCTGGAGATTGAACTGGCCAGCGGCGGCACGCTCAACGGGCCGATGACGGTCTACGCGGCGGTCACGCAGAGCGACACCAACGGCGCGCCGGTCATCCCGTCGAATCTCACGGCGATCTGGATCGCGCAGGGGCTCACCAATCAGCAGGTGAATCTGACCGTCGCGGCTTCGCCCGACAGCACGCTGGCCAGCTATGACGTGTACGCGGGCAACGACCGCCGCGATCTCGCGTGGCAATTCGGCGGCACCGGCGCGCCTCCGAGCACGATCTCGATTCCCGGTCCCATCCACGACTGGACCACGGGCCTGCCCGAAGGCGCAGCCTACGGCGTGAAGATCCAGGCGAAGCACGTCTGGCACGCCGGGATCGCGGGCCTGCTCGTCAATGGGGTCACGGCACCGAATCAAATCCTCTGCTACGACTTCATGAATTCGACGGACCCCTGGGTCGGGCAGATCGCCTTCGTGTGCAGCAACGTCGATGGCGACGTGCCGCTGTGGAACTTCAAGATTACCGCTTTCGATCCATCGACCGGCACGCTTACCGTCTCGCCGGATTGCGTCGACCCGAGCGATGCCACCAAATCCGTGCAGGTGGGCGATGTGCTGATCGTGTACTCGACGCCTACGGCGGCGACGGCGACGACCATCTCCAACGCGCTCTGGGATAACAGCGTCAACCGGCAGCAGTTTCCTGGGTCAGCCGGCATGAATCCCGGCGAGGAAGTGGGACGCATCGTGCGGATCCTGCGCGGGACCGGCGCGGGCCAGTGGCGCTTCGTTACCGCGAACGATCAGTTCAAACACACGATCTCGCCGCCCTGGCAGACGATCCCCGATGCGACCTCGCTCTATATCGTCGAAGCGGCCGACTGGGCCGACCAGAGCCAGACCTCCCAGATCAACGCGGCGACCCAAGGCGTCATCGCCGAGCTGCACATGGACGTACCGAATCTGCCGAACGAGGTGGTGCTCGTCGGCGGGTTCCTGTTGGACGTGGAAGGCCGTCAGACCGACGACGGCTTCGCGTGCTACCGCATGATCTACATCTTCGGCCAGCCGCCGACGGTGCGAGTATGCGGGCCTAATCCCGGCCCCTACGATGTCTTAGTCACCGACCAGACCATCCGCTCCGATACCTCGGTCAACGATGTCACTCTCACCCTGCCGCCGCTCAATGTTTATCAGGGACGCGGGCTGCTGGTGCTGAATCAGGGTGCGACCTTCTCGACGATCATCTATACGACGGACCCGGATACATTTCCAGACGGCACGAACCAGTTCACCCTGACCGGCGCGAACGCCACGGTTCGCATCACCGCAGGAGGGATCTACAGCGTATGACGAAGCCCACCGTCACCCAACGCAAAGCCACTCCGCATGTTCCGAAGGCAACGCCCACGCCCGGTTCCTGGATCCTGGAAACTGGCGGCGGCGGCGGGGGAACCGGGCCTGGGGGCGGTGCTCCGCCCGCGCCCAACGTGCTCGATACGACCACAGCCGGGTTCATTCCGCACCTCCTTGGGAACTCCAGCGTCTTCGATCTGGCGGGCGTGATCCACATGCCCACGGCGGATCCGAATTACGCGCATCTGGCCAGCATCAACGTGCTGGCCTTCGGACCCGGCCAGCCCAAGCAGGGCACCTCGATCGGGATCTTCCACGCGCCGTTCACCGACCCACAAAACTATCAGGGCGGGAATTTCCCGCAGACCACCGCATCGCAAACCTGGAAGGTCGAGTTCGTCTGCTCCAACGAAGACGGAGCGCCGACGCTGCCGCCATTCTCGCTCAATGTCGTGGTGGGCGCGCTGAATATCACCAGCATGACGGCGCGGGAGGTTCCCAACGAGCGCTACCTCGACGGAAGCCAATTGCCGCACACGATGCTTGGGGTGACGCCGGTCATCACTGGTAATCAGATTCCCGAAAACGTCACCATCCTGCGCAGCATGGACGGCGGGCAGAACTTCGTCTGGATCAACTGGTATCTGCTCGATAGCGTCGGCAAGGAGATCCAGGTCGACACGCTGGTGCCGGGAGCGGCCGCGCAGGTGGAGTTCGCCGGCATCATCGGGCCGCAGAATAGAATCGGGGACGCGGGCGTGCCCGTTCCCCGGTCGCAACTGCCGCCCGAGACGGTCTTCAGCGCTCCCTTCACGCTGGCGCCGATCCAGCCGCCGAGCCCGAACGGGGTGACCAACGCCGTCGCTGCCAACCCGGTCCCGCTGGTCGACGTGCTGGGCAACCACAACTGGGGCATCCCGGCAGTCAGCTGGTCCGATCCGCTGATCGACGCCGCGAATGTGGGCGCGGCGAATTACGATCCGAACGCATGGTACACGGTGCTGACCTACCAGACGTGCGACTCGGCGGGCAATCCCGCTCCGAACGCGCAGGGCGGCCAGGAGGTCGAGGTGCAGGAATTCGCCGTCATTAAGGGTGGCGTCCATACCTGCACCATGATCCAGGACTACGGCTTCAATCCGGCTGGGTCGCCTTATCATTTTGCCAAGCTCCGCATCTACACGACCAACCGGCTGGTGCAGCACGGCTTCCACGATATGACCAACGCCGTAGTTCAGAACTGCTGGTCCGGTGCCAACTTCATCCTGCTCGACTTCGGACAGGCTACCCTCGTCCCGAATTTCACCATCGACTTCGTGGGCAGCGGCTGGCCTGGGGATAACCAACTCGAGCTCGACGTGCATGTGGAGATCGCCTCGGGCGACGACCCCAACAACCTGATCCGCGGTGGCCATCTCTACCTGGAGATCCCCGACATCTCCAGTAATCCCGACTTCACCGTGGGCACCAGCCCGATCGGCGGTTCTGGCACCATCACCGGCAACTGGAACCCGCTCGACCTCGGGCGCTTTCCTTACGACCCGGCGCAGCAGCCGTGGCAGGCGCACATCGACAACACGATGGCCAACATCATGGCCGAAGAGACGCTGCGCCTCTACGTGTGCAGCTATTCGGATACGGTGGACAACACGCTGGTGCGCGCCACCAATCCCACCGACCCGTCGCCGAGTATCATCGTCACGGTCGACCCGCCCTTCGCCGACAAGCCGGGTGCGGCCACCAACGTAACCGATCTTCCCGGCGCGATCACGGCGATTACGCTGCCCGACGACAATTCGACCGGCAAGCTGCTCACGCCAGTTCAGGTATTCATCGCCAGCGTGCCGAACACGCAATGGTGGGTGATGCGGTTGATCCTGACCTGGAATGGCGACGACCCGAACGATCCCAATAGCCAGAGCGTGGCCACCACCAGTTGGAGCGCGGGCGACTATGCCAACTTTCCGATGGTGAACGGGCTCCCGATGATGCCCGCTGGACCGGATAAGATCGCCGCGCCGCATTCGCTGGCCATCCAGACGCCACAGTTCAAGACCACGGTAACCGTTTGGGGGCAGGCGGGGTTGATCGACCCGAGCGGCACGACGACCGCCGTGCGCTGGAACAACATCGTGCCTGGGATCACTCCAAATTCCGGCCCGCTGCCCATCGGCGTGGACACCGGCACCATCGACCTGGGCGCCAGCATGACCGACAGCGTAGGACCGGCGCTGAAGGTGAAGACGAGCCAAACCACCGGCTTCAAGCAGCTGACGCCGGTCTTCGTGGCGCCGATCGCTCTTACCCCGAAAGACGAACTGGCCATCACGTTCGCTGCCCCCATCATCCTCGACCCGAGCAACGCTCTGAACCTGAGCGCCGCCGCGCCGCTCTACACCACCGTGACCGGCCAACTGGCGATGAACATAGGGACAGACTTTGCAGTGGATGATAAGACCGGCCAGCTTACGGTCGGCGCGGTCGATCTGGCGAAAGCCTACGGCTTCGACCCCACGAACTTTCAGGTACTTCCCGGTCCAACCGGCAAGTTCACCATGAAAGCGTTGGCGGTCAATCAACTGATAGCGGGCAACGCCCTATTCTTGGGCGATACGATTTTCGCGGTGCAGGGCGGCGGACAGATGGTGCTGACCGGGAACCCTGCTCCCGGTATCGCGTTGGCCGACAATCAAGCCAATCCGCTGAACACCGTCACCATCACGCCCGCCGCGATTCAGTTGGCCGGTCCTGCGCCTGCGGGGGCTCCCAAAGGGGCCACTAGCTCTCTCGTCACCATCCAGAGCAGTTATATCCAGCTAGAATGCGGCAGCGCGATTACCTACGTGGGTGCCGGGGTCGCGCAGTTTCAGAACGGCACGAATCTTGTCCAGGTGCAAAGCGCCGGCGTCCTGATCGAAACCAGCACCACGCAATACATGTCGCTCACGAGCTCGGGCATCGCGATCCTGGCAGACGGCGGCGAACTGGATGTCTCCTCGACCGGCATCCAGATGAAAGACAACACCGGAGCGAAGTGCACCATCCAGAGCGGCCTGATTAATTTGGTGACCGGGGGTCAGTCGATTCAATTGCAGTCCACCGGCATCTATCTGGCCGACGCGCCGCACAGCAACGCCATGTCGCTCACCAGCACGGGTGTCACGATTTCCAACAATGCAAACAGCGTGGCCATCAGTTCCACCGGCGTGCAGATCACGGATTCCACCGGGACGCAAGCCACCATTATGGCGGGAGTCATCACTCTCACTCACACGACCAAGACGGGTACCAACAGCCTACAAATCAACGACACTGGCGTCACTGTTACAGGGCAGGACGGCGCTTACGTGCAGATGGGCGGCGGCGGCGTCAGCGTACAGAGCGGCGGCACGAGCTACGTGTCGGTCGTTCCCAGCGGCGTCACGATCCATCAGGGTCAACTGACCAACGCCCTGAACGGTACGACGACCACTCTCGGCAATGTCTATGACGGCAACGCCGTTATGTACATGGGCCTTCAGGTCACGCTAGACGCCAGCACCGCCTATGCGTCGGTAGGACCGGCGCAGTTCTACGGCTTCGCTCCCAAAAGCGGGGCGTCTATCTCGATGGCGATCGTGAATGCGGGAGTCACCACAGCGTACGGGAAAATCAACCTGCAGGCCGGAAGCGGCATACCGGGTTCTCCGAATTGCCACCTGAGCTCGAATGAAACTGGCAACCTGCCGGGACTGGTGATGGTCGGGACGTGGAAGAATCAGCCAACCACGGCGTACTTCCGACCGGATGCTTTGTACGTTCCGGGAACGATCGAAGCGGACAGCGGATACTATGCTGGAAACACGCTGGTCATCAATTCCTCCGGTCAGTGGGTCGGCCCCGCGATTGGCGGGGGTGGCAGCAGCTTCGCCAGCTTGAGCGTCAGCCCTGGTGGGGTGTACTCCACTACTGGTTACACAGGCGGCTCGTTCCAGGGAGCAGGTGTTGCCGTCGGCGACAACGGCATAAGTTGCACCTATCTTTCGGTGACCGCCAGTCACGTAGGGGACGGCAGCGTTCACTGCGTTCAGATATACGCCGCTGGGATCACGGTGGGTGGCGTGGGCTGCGTGAACGCCTCCGGTGAGTGGATCAACGATGTGCAGACGACGAATGTCTGCTATGCGGGTGAGTTTGGCATCTACGGCAAGAACCGGGGCTGGCCCGCTGTAAAAACGCCCGCGCCAGATCCAGCGATCGGAACCTTTCGAACTGGTGACGGCAGGACGGTTACGGTGCAGGGAGGACTCATCATTGGAGTGGCTTAACAAGAAAGGAGACTTATGATCGAGCAAGCAAGCAGAGGAGCGACGAACGGAACGGTGGACATCACGCTGGACATGGACGAGCGGCGCGTCGAGTTGCCGCTAGAGATGTGCGGAGTGGTGCGCGCCAACATGGAACTGGTGACGCGCCTGGCGGCGGAAGTGGAAGCCGCCAAAAGCCGGCTGACTCAGGCGCAGGAGAACAACCTGCGGCTGATCGTGGCGCTGGTCCGTCAGGACGGCAAGGACATGCAGAACTTTCTGAACGTGAATCTCTGGGAGGAACCCGGAACCCGCAAGGTCTACTTACAGGGACTTACCAACGAGCAACTGGAAATGATCCGCCGAGGAGCGTAAACCAATGCCCTGGCTCTATGATCCGTCCACATGGGTGGATAACGTCACCATTCCGCATGTAGTCGACTACCAGCACATCGCCGACGATATTCACCGCTGGGGCGCCACCGTGGACGGCGGCGTTTATTCGCTGGTCAATCTGGGCGGGATGCTGCTCACCAGCACCGCCAAGGTCGGCCTGGGCGTGGCATCGCCTCAGTACGCGATGGACATAGCCGGGGATGTCAACATCACCGGGGCGTTTCGCGTGAACGGCGTGCCGATCACGGCGGGCGGCGGCGCGCAGACGCCTTGGGTGAGTGACATTACGGGCGGCGGCTACCGCTTGCTCGGCGCGGCAATATCGGTGTGCATGTGGCCAGCCCGCTGTACGCCGTGGATGTGAACGGCGACGTAAACGTGACGGGGGTGTTCCGTATGAACGGTGTGCCCCTGAACGTCAGCGTGGGCGGGGTCATTAGCGTGTTTGGCCGCACCGGGCCCGTGGTCGCGCAAGCCGGCGACTACACCGCCGCGATGGTCACCGGAGCGCTGGCCGACCCGACGAATCAGCAAGGGGACCTGATCGTTCGCGGCGCGAACATTCTGGGCCGTCTTCCCATCGGCACGAATGGTCAGTTTCTTGTTGTCGATACCACGCAGCCGCTCCAGGTGAAGTGGGCGGATGGCCCCGCAGCCGTCCTTTCTTTCAACACGCGCAGCGGGGCGGTGCTTCCGGCCGCGCATGACTACACCGCGGCGATGGTCGATAACGCTGTAGACAAGACGCAGTCCTACGCGAACCCTGGCTGGATCACAAGCCTGCCCTGGAGCAAGATCACTCCTGCGCCCAATTTTGTGGTCAGCCCGTTGCTCAACAAGGGCGACATCATCGTGTACGACGGCACCACGGCGAAGGCTCTCGCCTTGGGGCAGGACGGTTCCTTTCTAACCGCCGACAGCACGCAAGCGTTGGGAATGCGCTGGGTGATCGAAGCGGACGAAGTGAGTAGCGTATTCGGGCGCAGCGGCGTGGTGACTGCGAGCTACGGTGACTACGACGTTTCACAGGTCACGAACGCCGTCCCCACCTCCCGCAAAGTCATCGCGGGCACGGGCCTCAGCAGCAGCCCTCAGAGCACCCCTCCCCCTGGAAGCCAGCCCTTTGACCTCGCGGTAGACCGGACGCTGACCGTCGTGCCGGACACGACCAACCAGCAGATCCAGGTAGCCGTGGCGGGCAGCTTGGTCACGACCCGCAGGCAGTTGAACTTCATCTCGGGGATCGACCAGAACATCAACGTCGTCGATAATCCTACCGCCAACCGGGCCGATATCACGTTCAATGTCACCGGCAGCGGCGGCGCGCCCGCGCCGACCATCTGGGCAATCGACGGCGGGATTATCGGCACGCGCCCCGAGATCAACTTAATCAGCGGCCTCAATGCGCACCTGAGCGGCGTGGATAACGCTGGAGCGAATCGCGTCGACTGCACCCTCGCGATCGCCAGCGGCGCACAGGGACCGCCCGGAGCCACGGGCTTGCAAGGTCCGCAGGGGAACCCCGGCAATCAAGGTCCAGCCGGTATTCCTGGCGGCTCGGGACCTCCTGGAGCGCAAGGCCCGGTCGGACCACAAGGCGTGCCGGGCAGTGCGATCGCGATCAAGGGCACGGTGCCTACAAGCGCCAACCTCCCGACCAGTGGCAACACGGCCGGCGATGGGTGGATCGCCGCCGACACGGGGCATTTGTGGGTCTGGGGCAGCGGCAACTGGACCGACACGGGCGCGGTGCAGGGACCAGCAGGGCCGACCGGACCAATGGGACCTCCCGGCCCGCAAGGGCAGCAAGGCGTCCCCGGCAACCAGGGCGTTACTGGTTTACAAGGCCCTTCGGGCACGGCAATACGGATCGCAGGCAGCGTGCCCACCGCGCCCGGCAACCTCCCGCCCACGGGAGCCAACGGAGACGCCTACCTTGCCACCGACACCGGACATTTGTGGGTCTGGACCGGCACCGCCTGGAGTGACACAGGGTCAGTGCAAGGGCCGCAAGGCCCTACGGGACCTCAAGGGCCGATGGGTCCGCAGGGCGGCGGCGGCATGAGCGATCCGACGACCACTCCTGGCGACCTGATCGTGCACGGGGCAGGAGGGACAACGCGGCTGCCGGTAGGGTCCGACGGCTTTGTGTTGACGGCCAACCATACTCTCGGCCTCGCTCTCGGGTGGGCCAGCCTGCCAAACTTCCTGCTGAACCCTCTCGTCCAGAAGGGCGACCTGATTGTTCAGGGGTCGAGTGTCACCCGCTTGCCGGTGGCTTCGACAGATGGCTGGCTTTTGACCACCGATAGCACTCAGGCCGTAGGGATCAAGTGGGCACCTGCTCCTGCTGGCCAGACGCCCTGGCTGAGTAACATCAACGCGGCGGGCTACAGTCTGTACAGCGCTGGACCCATCGGGATAGGAACGGCCACTCCTGCCTATCCGCTCGATGTTTACAGCACCAACAAGGCATCGCAGGTCAATCTGGTCACCGACAGCGCTTCTTATCTCTCCACGCTTGCCGGGATCACCTACGGGCCGTCGGGAATAGGACCGGGGCTGGTGGTGCAGGGCGCTTACTCGCGCGGCACAAAGGCCAGCAATCTGCCGGTGCAGGCCGGCGACACCCTGCTCAGGTTGAGCGGGTGGGGCACGACGACCGCGACCAGCGGGTTTATCCGCGGGTCCGAAATTGATTTTGTTGCGACCTCCAACTGGGCCGTCGCCAGCGCCGAGAGCCACATTGCTTTTTGGACGACCGCTGCGAACGCGGTGACGCCAGCGGAGCACATGCGCATCACCGGAGCGGGACGCCTCGGCATTGGCGTGACCGCCCCGGCCTACGCTCTGGACGTTGCGGGCGACTGCAATGTAACCGGCGCGTTCCGGGTGAACGGCGTGCCCTTTACGGGCGGCTACTGGGTGGCTGGCACGGGCGGCGCGATCTATTACACCGGCGGCAACGTCGGCATCGGGACCACCAGCCCCCAATATACGTTGGATATTTACAGCGGTAACAGCACAGCAACAATTAATGCAGTTACCAACTGGAATACGGCCAATGCATATGCGCTGATCTCTGGTCGCAGCTATTCCGGTCTAGCGGGGAATGCCACTCTAGGTCTGGTGCTGCAAGGTTTCGGCGCGCGTGGTACGCAGGCCTCGCCTTCGGCTGTTCAGGCTGGCGATCGCGGGCTTACGTTGAGTTCTTATTCCTATGACGGATCGGCCTGGGGCAATGGTTCTGAGATTGACATGATGGTGGCTTCCAATTGGACCTCCACAAGTCATGAGTCCTATATCAGTTTTGCTACCACTGCCAGCGGAACTACGGCTGGTGCCGAGCGCATGAGGATCACGGGCGCGGGCGTCGTGGGAATTGGAACGACGGCCCCGATGTCAGGCGTTCATGTCGCGAGGTCTGACGGTAATTACCAGTTCATTCTGGAGCGCAGTGGCTCTGCTGATCCATATTTATACGGCATGGCTATCAGTGGTCAGGCCGGGACGCCTACGTGGTTATTTAACGATATTACGGCGACAGCGACCAGGATGTGCATCACGAAAGCGGGCAGCGTCGGGATCGGAACGCTGAACCCGCAGTGGATGTTCGAACTGGCGAATACTGGTCAAGCGGGTATTGGATTTTATTCGTCGGGCGGCGTTGCCAGCCATCTGCGAAGCCGCTTGGTCTACGATGGCGGAAACATCGTTACTGGCGGTGGTTGGATCTTTCAATCCCTTACCGATGCCGGGGCGTTTTCGGCAAACTTAGTCAGTATTAACCAATCCACGGGTAATATCGGAATCGGCACGCTGGGTCCGCCCTACAGGCTGACGGTTGAGAACCCAAGCGGCGCGGCGTCTGGCGGAATCGGTCTTATTGATGCTGGCGGCTCAAACGACTATCAGATCTATCGCGACGGCCCCACGGGCTTTTTATTTTTCAACGGGGCACAGCCGAGTTATAGCGGCTACCGATTCTATATAAATAACTTGGCCGCTTCGTCGGGGGCTCCGGCGATGGTGATCACCAACAGCGGCTTTATCGGAATCAACACTGCGTCTCCGAGCAGTTGGATGCATCTTTATCTTGGCAACACTGGCGCTGGGCAGAACGCAGTCTTCACGGTGACCGCCAGCGGCGCCAGCAACGTGGGCGACAGTCTCCGCATCCGCATGGGACCATCCAGCGGCTACATCGCCAACCCGCAGCTTGCGCCCTACATCGA